GGGACTTAACGTTGTTCGGCAATTCATTTACTGTCTTATAGGGCATGGTTTACCTCCTGGTTTTGGATAATAAAAAAAGAACCGCAAGCTTTTTTATGACCTGCGGTTCTTCCGTTGGGCTAATTAGTTACTTGTTAATTTCTATTCTTCGGCAGTCTGAGGCGGAAGAGATATTTCCTGCCCCTCTCATAACTAAACACGTCTAACTTTATTATAGGAGGACGAGGCTTCAGCTTCAGTAGTGTTCTGATTGTTGCCTCAGCCATTTTCGATATTGCCTCGGGGGAAATCTCAAGACTATCACCACATTTCAGTGTGCGTCCGTAATTCTTGCTCGGCAAAGGTATATTTTTAACTATGCGGGGATTCAGCGCCTTGCGTCTCCCCCTTGTTTTGTTGAAACGCTGAATTTTCGTTTTGACCGCATTTAAAAATACGTCACTCACATCCATAAAAGGTTCCTCCTTTTAATCCAATTTAATAGTTCGCTCGATGATTACGAGAGTCGGTTTGCCATTACGTATTTGCACTTTCACTGTACCATATTTTACCGGCCAATCAACCCCTTCAAGTTGTTTCCGTAATTCCTCATCGGTCATTTGACTGCTCGCTATCTTCTTCTTTCTCGGTTTCCTCTACCTGGGCATCCTCTATGATAATGTCTCCCTTTTTCCAGCTCAGTCTTTCGCTTGGCATTACATTACCTCCGCTGTTAAATATCTTTTCCCTGCTACTAATTTGTCAGAGACGATCTTGAATTGAGACCCCCTGGGTAGTAATATTTCTGCCTCATTACGAATACCTTTACCAATAACTTCCATCGGTAAACCCTTCGCGCCCTTTGGCATAACTATTTCCATTACGGTGCTACCCTTTCCTCTTGAAAATTCTTTAGCTATTTCCTTGTTAAGGCTGGTTGATACATAACCTTTGTCGGTAAATATTTTCCCTGCCATATTGCTATCAGGAAACACATTGCGTCCAACGCCCCGATAAACCTTAACATTGTCCTTTAGCGCACACTTTCCGATTGCGTTATCAAGTTGCTTTGAATATGCCTTAATTGAAGCATCCCCTGACCGCACTTTATCATTAAACATTATGGTACGGGTATACATCCCAGCCACATCCTTTTCACCTTTGGCGAATTTAATGTCACCGTAATTCTGCTTTACATATTCATCTGCTGTCTTAGCATCAAAGGATTTTACTTCTGGTTCGCCAGCTGGCGCTTTCCTGGCTGGTTTTCCTTTCAGGAACGCAGGTGAAATAGCGCAAGTGCAATTAGGATGTGCAGGCGGCGCTTCGTGCCCGCTGGGGAATACATCATCAACCCTTATTACGCCCTTAGCCTCATTCTTTTTACAAATATCACAATCGGATCCACCCCATACCCATTCCTTCCCTTCTACGCCCATATCATTCATAGCGTCTAGGGATGACTGTGATAACGCGTTGGCTGTTTCAGTCCGGGCAATCATGTCGCTGCGGTATTTAGCCATATCGCCGAATGCCTGTCTAAGGTCCCGCGAGATCCCCGGCACGCCGCGCTTGTTTTCAATCCCCTGACTGATTACGTTGGCGAGTCGGCGCTTTGTCTCTTCATCCATTTGAGTGACGAGTTTGGCGCCATGTTTCTCAGCCCAGTCAATAGCGGCCTGCATGGGCGGGCCTTCATAAGATATCGGGATACCACCCTTGGTCTTTCCCCAATCAACCATTTCTGCCTGACCGGAAAGATAAACCTCTACCAGTTCGCCATCGATCTTTTTCTTTATGGTTTCATCAAAGGCTGCTAATATAGGATCGATCATAGAGTCTATTCTGTCACCTAATGGTCCTGGCATTATTTTCCCCCAAGGCATTTGCCATCGGCATCAAGGTGGACATCCATACACATACACCTATTGGCTAATTCTATGTGCCACTGACAATCCGAATTGTCGCACGATAGCGATACCTTGCCAAGTTTGCAACCGCCCTCGCTCCAGTGGGCGCATTTCCTTGCTTGGCATATGTAGCGGCCGTCTACCTTGTCCCATGTGCAACCCATTATAATTTCTCCAGTGACACTACGAAAATACGATGTTTCTCTCCAAACTCGTCATATTCCTTTTCGTTATTAATATAAGAATCCAATATTTTAAAACCCATTTCCTTAAGGCCTTGAATATAATCACCAAATTTTATCTTATCTTCAGTAGGCTTCCCGTCCTCAAATTGTGTATCACCGTAAATATAGATGAATGCTATACCGCCAGCTTTTATAACCCTGTGAACTTCTGGTAATGATTTTTTAAGATTAGTGGAATGCAATACCGATAGGGTGAATACTGCGTCAAAGCTGGCATCATCGAAGGGCAGTTTTTCAACACTGGCAACTCTGATATTTACGTCAACCTTGGCTTTCTTTGCATTCGCCTTTGCTAATTCTACGGCCTTGGGAACTACATCTATTGAAGCTGCCCTAAAACCAGATTTAGCAAAGTGTATTGAATCCCTACCATTACCACATCCAACCTCCAGAACGCTTTTAACAGCGTATTCCTTCATTAATTTTGCGAAATCTTTGGCGAATAAACTCGGTTTCATATCTTCTGCCCAATGGGGAACCCCTTTCGAATATTCAGCCTTCCAATCATTCGGAGTCATTGCCTCGGTCATCGTGTTGTAAATTGCGTCCAGTTTTGAATATGGGAACGCATTATCTAGGTCATTAAAATACTTCGCTAAAATACGTTGCATGACTTTGGCCAATCGTTGATTCTTAGGACTCCGGGGATTAGCCGGAATATCGGCCTCCAGGACATCCATTAATTCAGACAGGGCTTGCAACATTACACACCTTGCAGGGCATTTGGATTAATCCATGTTCAAACTCCACGAAGCCTTTTCCCTGACAGACTTGACAGGTTTTCGGCTTGTCAAGGTGTTCTCGTTTAATCCCGAAACCCTCCATGACCTGCCGGACCCGCTCACGTGAAACGCCTTTGAGCGCCCCGATCTCTTCCAGGGTCATGCCCTCGCCGATATAGAGTTTGGTAAGTTCGTCTTTGTCCCATTTAGACATGCTTGATCTCCTTTAACGTTGCGGTGTACTGTTGCAGAGCCTTGCGTAATTTAAGGCTCTCGTTAGTGCTTGACGATTTCTCCAGCTTGTCAAGTACCTCATTTACATTATTAATCCCCAGACTCATTAGTGCGGCCTGCTGTACATCCGGTATAGAGGAGAACTCAGGGAACGCCCCTATAATAGCCTGGATTGATAGTGCCATTTGTGCCTGGTCTTCTGGCGCTATAGCAGGGAAATCCCGATCTACATATCGCTTGACTTCAGGTATGTTGGCCTTCTCTAAAATTAAATCATCGATCTCTTTATAGGTACCGCTCCAGATTGCCTGGTAAGACTGAAACATTTTCATCATTGGGAGTTCGACTGTTTTAGCTGTGGCTAAATTCCCCGTAGAGAGATCGCCGAAATACTGTTCAGGAATTCCCGTGCCGGCTGAGACCTGGAGCTTCAGCATCCTACCGTCATCGTAAGCATTACGGGCGTTTGAATCGGTACGGATCGGGTCTAAGTTGACAGCCTTGTTTTCAATCGCTGTGGAACCAGCAGCAGGAATTTGGTCATTCAGTATGCCTTTGATAGCAGCTACAGAAGCAGCGCCGCCTTCCAGTTTGGCTTTCCAGGCGAAGCGTGCCAATGCCAGCATGACAGCCACGCGCGCAGATAGAAATTGTCTATAGAGTTTCACCCAATCCAAAACAGGCATCAGTAACGGACTGCCGCGCTGATTGGTCCCTAATGCCAAATGGTGAACCAGGGCATCCTCGGACTGCGTGACCTCAGCCCCTACTTTATCTTTAGTGCCTTCGTTTTTCACATTAAGAAAACTGCGGTAATATCCTGTTTTCTGCTGGCCTTGGGGAGTAAACCACTCACGCTTATAATACCTTACATCCTCGATATCATCAGGGTTTGAAACTACCTCTGTAATTTCCAGAGGATCGATCGTTCTGATAGTCGAGGTCTCCCCCAGGAAAACAGCAAAGAATATCTCTCCGTCCACTAATAGTTTCTCTGAGCATTTCCTCTGTCCTTTGGGGGAGAGTACGGAAGAATTAGCCGGCGCATCCCAGAAGGCAGACAGGGCTTTTTTAGTCCCCTCCTCTTCTGTGTTCCAGCTCATACCCGGCCCGAAAGTATAATCAGTCCATAGTCTTAGGGCTTGTTTGCAGAGTGGGTCCTTCTGCGAGTAGATTCTGGACTTCTGCACGTATACTGTACGCTCGGCATCGCTTAAAATATTTATGCCCGTTGTGGACGTGCCCAGTGTGATATAGCCCTGGTCCTCCAGGCCGATAACGTCCTCTACGCTTTTGTGGGCTTCTTTTAATATAGATTCAAATTCTTCAATCATAAATCGATATCTCCGACAAGCTTCATGCTGTCAAATATTATCGTCGCGTCCTGCTCTATGGGCTCGGTAATTCCCATTACGGCGTATCTCCGTGAGTCCATGCCGTGTGAGAATTGGTGGGTTGTGCGTTCGGTATAGCGCCCCGTTTTGTCCTGAATATATCTGAAGTTCCGCTGTTCTTTAATGCAATTCAGTGAGTTTTTGGTCCAGTATTGTTTTCTTTGACGGACTGCCTGATGGCCGAATTCAATGCTGCCCTGCCCTTTGGAGACGGGCTTGACATTCCAGCCCATCCTGCAAAGCTCTTCGATTGATTTTGGCTCTGCACTGTCTGCATAGATAAGGTCAAAATGCTTAACCATCTTGAGGTCGATCATCCTGGCTGAGATATCCTGATTGGTTAAGCCTGTCTCATATATCAATTCCTCTGAGAAAATCTCTAAGGGTGTAATGATGTTCTTTGTTAAGGAAGCGGGATCCCCCGAGAATCCAAAGTCCAGGCCGTAAACCTTATCGCCTCTTGCCGGCAAGGATTCAACCTGGTCAAAGCTCGGATAGACGAGCCCCTCAATTTTCCCCAGTCTGCCCAGGCCGTAGATGTTCCACCAGTTAGGGTCGTTTTTGTTCGACTCGATATTCGCGATGACTTCCGGTGGTAGAACTTCGAGGGCATCCAAGTAAGTAGAGTGGATATATTCGTTTTCCGGTTTATTGAATAGCTTCTGATGCGCCCAAAATTCGCTTACGGGATTCCAGTCAAGGAATGTGAAGAGCCGTGTCCGGATGTCAAGCTCCCGGAAAGCATCATAAGGGACGTTGTTGGCCTCATTGATAAAAAGGATATCGCGCCGTCCGCCGCGCATTTTGCTTGGTTCATCAGCCGGGAAAAACTCGATCTTACCCAGACCGAAATCATAAATGTGCTCGGTTTTATTGTACTTCTCGTCGTCGAACTCATCCTCAAGTATGTTTTTAAAATCGCGGATGCAACCACGCTTGAGGTGTGGCAGGGACTCGGAAACAACCGATATAATCAGTTTTCTTCTGGCGTGCTGGGCTATTAAGATAAGTAACTGGAGTATCGAAAAGGTCTTAGAGCTCGAAGTCCCGCCCTCGTTTAAAACCCGGCGCTTGCCCCCGAGCCATGCCTCAATATTTCTCTCATATACCTTTGTGGTTGTCCACATTAAGTCCCTTTCCCCTGGATAACATCCTCCGTCAGCTTCTTGGCCTTCTCACTCGCTACACTAATATTGACCTGGACCGGTTTATCCGTCTCCGGGTTTTCCCCGAAAGCTAACTTCCCGACCTTTTGGAAGTTGGCAAGGGCAACCGCTATGTCTTTAGCAGGTTTGCGTGCCTTGATATCCTCTGCAAGTAATCCATACCCGGCCCTGGCAAGTTTAAGGGAGTCGGAGTCAAACTGCGCTATATCAGTGGCCATTTCAGTAGACCGCTTCTCAGTGGCCTGCTTTGTGGTGGTGACTCTCCATAGCCCTCTCTGCTCAGTCCACTTTTCCTTTGCAGCATGGCGGCGTACCGTGTCAAGGTCGAGCTTAAAGTCTGCCGCCATCTCCACCAATGTCTTATTGCTTGTTATAAAGGCTGTTTTAACTAATGCCCAGTCTGTTTTCATAATGGCTTTTCAATGGCTTTTTGTATTTATTTATGATGGCTTTATCTGTATGAGCTTCATTCCGTAGTCATTAACCCCTTCTGGCCATTCAATATCAGTTCTACGGATTAACTTGTTTTTCTTGAAAGGCCGATAGTCAACGTAATGATGAATACGCCCGAATTTATACGCCAACTTCGAAACGTCCGGGTGCATGGCTACCTGCATTTGTGACTTAGGAAGTGTCCCCTCTTTGGCATAGAAGGCTTCAGTATTCCCGCCCTTAATTTGTTGGGTAGTAATTTTCCTTTGCAGGAAGGCGTTGAATTGTACCGTACACCACCCCGCTTTGAGCATATCCAATGACAAGATAGTGTCCTCATTGTAACGCCCTCGCCAGCGGAAAGGGATGTCGTTTCTTATGAGGTTACAGGAATAAATACGAGTGTTAAGAATAAACGGGGGTTGGGCACTTCCTGAAAGTGC